GCTGGAGCCGCCCGTGCAGGAGCCGATGCTGGACGAGGCCGGCATCATCAGGCCGGTCTGGGCGCAGTGGTTCCAGGCGCTCGCCGACCGGCAGGCGACGGGCAACGCGGGCTCGGCGAGGACCGGAAGCGCGCATTCCGACTTTCTGGGCGTGATCACGGGGACGTTCGATCCGCCGTTCACGACGGCGCCGATCATTTCGCTCTATGACGCGACGGGCATCCTGCGGGCTCTCACCGGCATCGTCGCTGATGCCGTGGGTTTTACCGCGACGGCGCCGAGCGCGAACGCGGATTACACCTGGGTGGCAATCGGATGAGGCACTTCCTTAAGATAGCCTCGGGGGTGGAAGTGCTGCCCCTGGCGCTCGATCTCTACCGACAACCGGAGTTGTGGGATCAGAACGCGGCACGCACGGGCGGCGCCGGATCATTCGAGGGTACCAGCGACATCTGGGTCAGATTTCGCGCCTACGAAGAACTGACGACGCCCGAGGCGTTCAACGAACCGTTTATCCCCGCTTTCTACCCCGCGTGGCACGCGTTGCCGCATCTGCGTCCAATCGTGTTCGGGCTTATGTCGCGCTGCGAGGCGGTGCAACTTGGGGGCGTTTTGATCACGCGTGTCCCGCCGGGCCGTCAGGTGGCGCCGCATGACGACCGAGGGCGCTGGCACCCTACTTTTTTTCAAACGAAAGCGTATCTGCCTCTCGCAACGAACCCAAAGTGCTACAGCACGTGCGAGGATGAGTGCGTGACGATGAACGTCGGAGAATGCTGGCTGTTCGATAATCTCAAAACGCATTCGACCGTCAATGATGGCGAAACGGACAGGATAACCCTGATAGTCAGTATGAGAACGGAATGAAGCGCGCTGAGAACCAACCTTACACGATCAGCCTGACGATCTTCGGCGGCATCTACTATCGGGTGTGGTCGGTGCCGGACGCCGGCACGATCATTCCGCAGCACGCGCACAAATGGAATCACATCACGGCATTGTTGCGAGGTTCAGTCCGCGTTTTGTCCGATGGTGAACTGATGGGCGATTTCACCGCGCCCGCGACGCTCAAAATCCCAGCGTTGCGGATGCACGAGTTCCACACGCTGACGCCGTGCGAGTTCGCCTGCATCCACAACGCCGACCATGCCGATCCGGACGGCGAGCCGCCGATCGCCGCCGAGAATCACCTGGAACTGGAGGACTGAGCCATGCCGTTGGGGTTAAGCGCGGGCGCGATAGCGGCGATCGGTGCCGGGGTTTCGGCCGCCGGCACCGTCGCGGGCTCGCTCATATCAGCCAATGCCGCAAAGGGCGCGGCCAGTAAGGCCAACGCCGCGCAGACAGCCGGGCTCGACCAGGCACGCGCCGATCTGGAACCGTGGCGTACCACGGGTGGCACCGCGAACACCGCCGCGACCGATATCCTGGGGCTCAACGGGCCGGACGCGGCGGCCGCCGCGCGCGACAGGTTCCAGACGAGCCCCGGCTACCAGTGGTCGTTTGATCAGGGATTGCGCGCGGTGGACGCGGGCAAAGCCGCGGAAGGGATGTTGCGTTCCGGTGCCGCGATAAAGGCGGAGCAGACGTTCGGCACCGGCCTCGCGGATCAGGAGTTCACGACCTACTACAATCGCCTCTTCGACCTCTCGAAGCTCGGCGAAGGCGCGGCGGCGGGCCAGGCGGGGTTCAGCCAGAACACCGCGCAAGGCATCGCGCAGACCGATCTGAGCGAAGGCAGCGCGCTGACGAGCATTTACGGCAATGCCGCGAAGGGGCTCGGCAACGCGGCCGGGGGTTATCTCAATAACCTGGGGTACACGAATGCTTTGAGCCCACCCGCGACGGACTCGACCGTCATCAACCCGGTCGATAACCGGCCATACGTTACGTCGTCCGATCCGAACCAGAGGTGGCAGGTCTAGCCATGCCCCAGTTCACGCCTTGGGCCGTCACGGACCCGACGCCCAACGTGCTTTACAATCCGGCGGCGGTCGATCAGGCGGCCAACAAAACCATCGAGGGCCGCCAGACCATCGGCATGAACGACATTTCGGTGGTCGCGCGTGCCGCCGCGCCGCTGCTCGGCATGTCGCCAGAGGCGGCGGCAGCGGCCTATCCCGGCATCGTGGCGGACCTTCAGCGCCAGGGCTTCGCGCAGTACGCGCCGCCCACCTATCCCGGCCATGATGTGACGCAATCGCTCGTGCTACGCGGCATGACCTTGGGGGAGCAGTATCAATATGGGTTGCTGACCGCGCCGGGTGTGACGGATGCGCTGAAGGCGGCGAGCGGGCCGCTGACGTCGGGCAACACGGCCGGGGGTGGAACGGCCGCCAGTGGTGGCGGGGGCGGATCGGTCAGCGGCCCTCCGGAGCCCGGCTCGCCTGCCGGGGAGGTCGCCAAACGTACGGCAGCGTTCTGGTCGGGTCAGGGTTTCACACCCGAACAGGTGGCCGGGATCATGGCTGGCGGTCCGGGCGCTGAGAGCGGGTTCAATCCCGGCGCCGTTGGTGATGACGGAACGTCGATCGGCCTCTATCAACATCACGCGGATCGCATGGTCGCGATGAAGGCGCGATACGGGCCGAACCCGACCGAGGCGCAGCAACACGAGTTCGCCGCGTGGGAAATCTCGCCCGCCGGGCCGCTGGCCGCCGTTGGAGCGCAACTGAAAGCGGCGAAGACACCGGAGGAAGCCGCGCGGATCTGGACCACGGGATTTGAAAACCCGGCGAACGCCGAGACCAAGGCGGCGGCCAGAGCGGCAGCCGCCGGACGGTACCTCGGATATGGCACCGCCGGCCCTCGTGTCGCGACAGCACCGCCGCCACCGTTCAACCCCAACGCGGGGCCGAGGGTCGCGGGAGCGCCGCCAGCGGGGGCTCCCGGCCCCGCCGCCACGCCTGGGTTCGGTCCTCTCACGCCCGTGCCTGGCGCGCCGACCGTCACCGGGCAGGCTGATGTCCCCGCTCCTGTTACCCCGAGTCCGGTCGCGCTGCGGACTGGCGGAACGGACGTCGCCGGACCTGGCGCGGGACCGGACACGACGCTGCCGCCGGTTGAGCAACCAAACCAACTCTATCAAACGGGTTTGCCGGGCGTCACGATCAGCGGCCCCGCCAGCAACGCGCTCGCACCGCCCGCTGCGGCCGCGCCGGCTCCCGTCGCCCAGGCACCCGCCGCCGTCCCCGCGCCACCCGCCACCCGACCGGCGACCGGGCAGAACTCGCCGCAATTCCAGGCGGCCCTGGAACTGAACCGCCGCGCACAGGCGCTTGATCTGGTGGTCGATCCGACAGGACGGACGAAGGCCCTCGCCGCGAGCCTCCGCGCCCAGGCCGCGCTCTACATGCAGGCCGACAGCGTCTCATACGATCCGGTGACCGGGATCGGAACGAAGGCGATCACCGGGGAACGGCTGAACGCGGCGGCACCGAACGCGCACTACGTCTGGGACGCCGACAAAGGTGCCTACGTGGACACCAGCGGCACGCATCCACCGGTGACGCCGCCGTCGCCTCGGATGACGGTCACGCCCGCGGGCGATGTCATTCAGGCCAGACCAGGCGGCGGGGTGAACGTGGTCGCTCCGGCCAACCCACAGGACATCGCCACGCGAAAGGCGGCCGAGGCGCAAGGCGCCGGAGTCGGGGGGGACGTGGCCAAGCAGCTCCCCGCCCTGGCGGCGCAAGGCCGCAACGCGGCGCAAAGCATCGGCAATATCGATTACGGGATGAGCCAACTCGCGAAGGCGCAGCAAGGCGGCATCAATACCGGCTATTTCGCGGGGGCTCTGACGGAGGCTCAATCGGCGCTGAAATCGATCGGCGTGCCGACCGACAAGGTTCCCTTCATCAATGTCGATCCGTCCGCGATCGGCAACATCCAGACCGCGCAGAAGACTCTCGCCATCGTTTCCAGCGCGATCCTGAAGCAGGCGCTCGGGGACAATTCGCAAATCACCGATGCGAAGATCCAGCATTTCATTCACGCGCAACCCGGGATCGAGACCGATCCGCAGGCCCTCGGCCGCGTGCTGAACTGGGCGCGCTCGCAGTTCGTCTACGAGAACGAGATGAGCACGGCGGCTATGAAGGAGGCGGCCGACAGTCCGACCGGGACGCTGCCGCTCAACTGGCAGGCCCGCTACTACCGGGACAAGGGCTTCGCGCCGATCTACGACCCCGGCAGCGGCGAAATGCGCCAACCCGAAGGTCAGGCGCCGAGCCGCGAACCGCCGCCCGCGCCACCGACGGCGGCACCCGTCAATGCGAGCGCGCGCAAGGCCGATACGGTCTACCAGACACCGAAGGGTCCGCTGAAGTGGACCGGCACCGGCTGGGTGGCACCCTGACATGGCCGAGCTGTCCGACGCGGAGGTATTCGGCGGCGCGCCAACGGAAATGTCGGATGCCGATGTGTTCGGGATGCCGCCAACGTTCATGCAGAATGTTGGTCGAGGGCTCGGTCTCGGCACGCGTGACGTCATCGAGGGTACGCTGGGCGGCCCATATGACGCCATCGCCGCGGGACTGAACAAGACGGGGCTTCTGCCGCCGATCAATACGCTCGGCGAGAACCTCACGAAGCTCGGCCTGCCCGAACCCAAGACGCCATTCGAGCGCACGGTGTCAGGAGTGGACCAGCCAATCGCCAGCACGCTTCTTCCCATGAGCGTCGGAACCAGGCTGGCCACTTCCGCCAGTCCGGTCGTGAGTGCCGTGGGGAACGCGCTGACCGCGCAGCCGGCGACCCAGGCGACCGCCGCCGCGGCGGGAGGTCTGGCAACCGAGGCAACTGGCGATCCCCGCATCGGCACGGCAGTGAGCGTCGCGGGGCCGCTTCTCATGCACGGCGCTGGCGTCACCGGGCGCGCCATCGAGAACACCGCGATAGGCGGCATCTCAAAACCTGATGCCGAACTCGGCAAACTCGCGCTCGATAAATACAAGATCCCGATCGGCGCGCCCGACCTGACCGACAACACGCTGCTCAGGATCGGTGCCGATCAGGCTGGCAAACTCCCATTCAGCGGCGCGGGTCCGGCGGCGGCGGCAAAACAAGCCGCATGGCAGGGCGCCATCGCGAGGGAAATGGGGGAACCGACCGCGACATCTTTCACACCTGATGTGATGGCCGGGACAAAAGCACGGCTCGGTCAGGCATTTGATGACGCCGCCGCCAACACATCCATTCCGCCCGCCGAGACCAGCACGCTGAGCAACGGACTGGCCAACATCATGCCCGAGGCCAGTCAGGTGCTGACCGACGCCGAACTCAAGCCGTTGCAAACGCAGATCGACAACATCAACGGCCTTATCGCGAAGGGAAACGGAACTCTGAGCGGCGAGGCATATCAGGCCCTCACGCGCTCAAAGGCGCCGCTTGATCTGGCGGAAGGCTCGACCAATCCAAATGTGGCGCATTACGCCAGCATGATCAGGGACCATCTCGACGACGCCTTCCAGCGTTCTGCGTCTCCCGACGTGCAGGATGCACTGTCACAGGCCCGGTACCAGTACCGGGTCATGCGAACGATTGATCCGCTCGTCGCGGGGTCTCGCGACGGGAACATTACGCCAGACGCCTTCATGCAAAAGGTGTTGACGGCCTCGCGTAGGTTCGATGCGCCGACTGGCGGCATGGCCTACACGGGCGGAGGCAACATCGGTGAGTTGGCCAGGATCGGTAAACTTATGCGGGCTCCGCCCCAGACCGGCACCGCCGATCGTATGCTGATCAACGCGGCCGCCGTCGGTGGCACGGGTCTTCCCGCGTTGGTCACTCATCCGGCGACAATGGTGGGAGTGCCAGCGGGCCTCATGGCGAACCGACTGCTTGGAATGTATCTGCGAAGCGGGGGCACCGCGAACCGGCTGATAGACGCTGTCGCGCCGGATCTGACGCGACCTAATCCCTTGTTGACCGCACTACAGACATCCGGTGTGACGGCTCTTACAAATCAGATCGGGCCACGAAACCGGTTGGGGCCGCGAGCGTCACCGTGACCGGCTGTTCGGGCGCTCGTCCAGCAACCGCATTGAGCGTGCCGCCGTAAGGTCGAAACGTACCCAAACAATGCAAAACATGATGCTTTTGTTGAACCAATATCCCGCGACCACGGCGACATAGACCAAAAATTGCCCCGATTGGGTGGTTTTCATGGGGCCTACGAATGTGTTCCAGGAGACCATGAACAGGATGCCGCCGGCAACGCTGAGAATGAACTGGGACGCCATCCATCGGTCGGGGCGAGCGGCCCGCCACATCAGGACAAGATACCAGAGGGTGACGCCGACGAAGAAAATGTCCCAACAGAGGTCTGTCACGGCGCGAGGCGCTGTCGCTCGGCGGCGGTCATGGTTTGCGCCGCTCGTTTTCGAGCTTTGTGATGCGTTGGCTCAGCGTCAGGTTCTCGCTCAACCCGTAGAGCACGTGCCCGCGCGTATCGTCACTGTCAGCACGCAGCGCGGTGAGTTGGTCGAGCACCCGATCAAACTGGTCGTTCATGCGCGTCATCAGGGCATCGAACCGCGCGTCGATGGCATCAAATCTGGCTTTCGTGTCTTCGTCCATGGCCGCTCAAATCCTGTTTGTGGATGAGCGGCATGCGGGGTAAACCCATGACCAGGGTCCCCGAAACCGCGCATCCGGTTTCCGCGCGTGGGTTGGTTTCCGGCCAGCCCACGCGCACCCGCCTATACTCCATCAGCGCGCGCGAACCAATCGCCGGTTAATCCCCATCGTGCATTGTCGGTATCGAGGCGGTGCATGTGCCGGACGGCGGCCTCACTTTGACAATGCGGTGCCACTGGCCCCGAAAACCCCCGAACATCCCGTGAACGACATGGACAACCCGAGTCGATTTCGCACGGGAGACCGCGGCTCGTGGACGGAAGCACAACCTTGCCAAGGTTGGGGTCGAGGGTTCGAATCCCTTCGCCCGCTCCATTGATTTCATTGGATTATTTTTCTGCGACCCGCTCCCGGCCCCGTTAATTACCGTCCTCAAGTGGCACCAATAACGACTAACGCCAGTCGGCGGTTGAGGATGGGGCGAAAGGCGTTGATATAATGACGCTCAAGCCAGTTCAGATCTTCCGGGTCGCAAGGCTCGAAATGCCAGTAATCGAACTCCTTTCCCTTGATCACATGCTGGCCAACTCTGCCGAAAACATTGAGGGATTGTCCGACGTAGACGACGCGTCCGAGCCTGATCAGGAAATACACCCCGGATGAGTACGGAACTTTTTTCCGGGAGGAGACAATCTGATCCTCAGTTTTAAATCGATATTTTTGCTGGAATTTAGTCCCGAACTTCACTGGATCGTCACGACCAGCGGTCTCCGCGGGGATTGGTCCGATCATTTCGCGCAAGCGATCCTCGGCGATCTCCCGATCACTGGTGTTGAGAGATTTTCTTTGCCAAGCGCCGTCGATCCACCATCGTGCGTAGAAACGGCCTCCACGGGTGACCAGCTTGAACCGTGGGGTGACGTTACGAGGTCGTGCCATCAAGCGGACAATGCACTGATGGCCCGCCGCAAATAGTCCGGGCTGTGCTTCGCATACACGCGCTCGGTGGTTCGGGAATCACGGTGACCCAAGACGCGCGCGACTTCCTCGATCGGCACGCCTCTCATCACCATCCAGGTCGCGGCCGTGTGGCGGAGGACGTGCGGCGTGACGCCCGGCAGTCCCGCCCGGCGTGCAGCGGCGCGCGTGCCCGTCTTGACGCTGGCGACTGGCTGGCCGCCGTGCTCGACCACATACGGGCACGTGGCGGCCGCGCGGGCCTCCGTGAGGATAGGCAGCAGTCTGCCACCGATGGGCACGACCGCCCTTCCCTTCCCGCCAGGAACCTCCCCAAGGTCAACAAGGCCGGTATCCAGGTGAACGCGGTCCCAGGTCAGCTCGAGTACAGCCCCTGGTCGTGCCGCCGTGTAGAGGCAAATTGAGAGAAACACCCTGACGTGCTGCGCTAGGGCCGCTTCCAGCAACCGATCGGCTTCCTCGCGGGTCAGCCATCGATCGCGCGGCGGCGGCTGCCGGGGCGTCTCGACCGCTGGAACGGTGCTGATCCACTTCTCTCCGAGCGCCCACTTCAGCGCGGCTCGCAGCGTCACGAGTTCGCGGATGATCGTGCCGTCGCGGACCGGCTTCTTTCGTCGCGCGTCGGGCGGCCCGACCATGTAGCCCTCGCCGCGCCGCTGCCGTGCATAGAACCGTGCCCGCTCTTTCGTCAGGTGGTCCGGCTGCAGGTCGCCAAGGTGACGCCGCAGCGGCTTGGCGACGTTCAGCAAGGCGTCGTAACCGCGCACCACTGGCTTCCGGTCGGCGAGATAGCCGTCAAGGATCATCGAGATGATGGGTTGCTCCGGCGGGGCGGGGGTTCCTCGTCCGGCGACGAATTGCGCGAGCCAGATGGTGGCCCGGCGCTTGTCTGTCTCCCCCGTTGAAACGCGCTGCCACGCGCCGTCCTGCCACCAGCGGACATAGAAACGATCTCCGCGCCGGACGAGTCGGTAGTTGGGTTCGGCGAGCCTGGGGCGTGCCATTGTCTTGCCTCGTATGCTTCTCGGTCGGCCTGCCGGATGCGGATCAGCGCACCGATGCGAAGGTGGCCCAACGCGCCGCTCGCGCAAAGCTCATAGACATGGCTGGTCGAGACACCCCAGGCGCGGGCGAGCTGCGCGACGGACCAGGCGAAGGGGGCGGCGTCACTCACTCGGCTTCTCCGTTTCAGCCCACAACCGGGCGATCACGAATCTAACTCCCGCTCCAGATCATCGAGACGCATGCGCGTTTCGCGGATGAACCGTATAACCGGCTCATGGTCGACCGGATCGGAGAGTTTGACGTCGGGAAGCGTCAACGTGCTGTGGCCCCACGATGCGCTATTGATGCTGAATTGCGCCAAACGAGCGGCGAATTGTGCGTTTGTCAGGCTCACGATCCCTCCGTTTCAGCCCACAACCGTGCGGCGTTGAGGATGATCAATCGCCGCACCATTTCGATGTGCAATTCCAAGATCCGTTCGCGTAGTGCATCGATCTCGATGGTTTCCCCCGGGATGGCGTGACCCGCGATCCAGGTCGCCAGCAGGTCGGCGAGCGCGGCGCCCTGAATCTGTGGCGGGCGGGCCGCCAGCATGGGGCATATCGAGGCGACGATCCGCTCGACTTCCTTGGCGTCGGTCACGCCGCCTCCGTTTCACCCGCCGCGTCGTTGGCGGGAAGCGCGAACACATTCGGGCGCGGGGCATCGTCCGCCGTGTCGGGGGCGGCCTCCGTCGCAACGCGCGCTTTCCGCACACGCGGCTTGCGGGTCATCGTGGCGATCAGGTCGAGCAGCTCGTCGCGTCGCTCGGTCAGGATTTCGACGCGCCGGGTGTGAACGCCGATTTCGGCGTCGAGCACGCGCTCGCGGTCACGCAGGATGGCGACGGCGGACTCATGTTGAACGGGGATGGTGTCGGACATGGTGTGTTCCTTTGTATGATGGTGGATGGTCAGGCGGCGGCCGGCCATGCGGCCAACGGCGGTGTCACCGGCGGCGCGAAAGGAGCGGCGACCGGCTGATTGAGGTTCGCGGCGACCGGTGCGGCCGGGACGATCGGCGGCTGGCCAGGTGCCGCGACCGTGCGCGGGCCGAACACGCGTTCGTTGCGCTCGATCCATTGGACCAGTTCGAACACGGGCGCGTAGTTCGTGCCCCGGCCCGTGGTGACGGGCGAGACGTTGGCGAACCGGATCACCGGGATCTTGCCGGCGGCGGCCTCGGGAGCAGCCGTGACGAGATCCCACAGTGCCTCGATCGCGGCCACGGTCACCCCCGCCGTCGCGCTGAACTCGCGCGCGGTGTCCGTCTGGCCGTTCCAGACCTTCGAGCGGAAACCGGCCTTATGATCCCGGTCGGGCCGTGCCGGCATGGTCTGGCCGAAGGGAACCATGATAAGCGACGGCGACATGCCGGACTGAAAGTTGGCCCAGCCGACCTCCAGGGACCCGACATCCCAGGCAAACACGGGCAACGTCATCGTGATGTCGCTTTTAATGATGCCGTTGCCGTCCGCCGTCCGTTCAACCGACGTGATCCTGCCCGACTTCGCGTTGAACTCGATACGCGGCGAGAAGACGCCCGCCGAATGATACGCTGATAAACCGAGTGACATTGTGTTGATCCTGAACTGATGTTGAGTGACGATTACGCCGCGGCCCTGATCGTGCCGAACGTCACGGGAACGGCGACCGGTTCGCGTGTCGCGAGCCCGGCATTCTTTACTTTCGCGAGCAGCTCGTCGCGCATGGCAAGAAACTCCGCCAATGCGATGCCCATTTTGAGAATGTAGGGCTCGTCTCGATATGTGCGGATTTTGAGCGGCGTCAAAACCGGATGCCACGCATACAGGTCCCAGTAGTCCAGCTCGTTTATCGCCAGATTTCCCTGCACCTGTTGTTTGAAATCATCGCCCGGACCATCGGTCCAGATGCCAACGTGTGAGGCATCGAGCAGGCACTTGATCTCCAGACCGCCGCGCTTGCCGACAATCAGGCCGTCCGGCGACGCGCCGACGCGTCCGTCATCCGTGGTCACGAAGCCGACCTGACGCACTTCGACCTTTTCGTCCCTGGCATACTGAGCGCGCGCGAGCGGCTCAAGCTCCGTGCCGCGCGCCATGGCCCACGGCGTGCCGGTCGGTTTCTCCAACGGCCGACCAAGCAACGTTTCAGCCACCAACTGGTGCGCGTATTTGCGCGCCGACTTCGACAGGTCGCCCCTCACGGCGGTGATGATCTGGTGGAACTCGGACGCTGTCGGTTTCCCGAGCCGAGCGGCGAGCCAGTCTGGTGTGCCTTGCTCGCAATCGATGATCTTCACGTTCAAAACTCCTTGATGTTGTCGTTGGCGCGTTCCCACGCGCGCGCCTCGTTTTCGTCGAACCATTTCCGTAGCGTCTCGACCTCGATCGTGGTCAGCGGGCCGGGCGCGTCGTCCGGTATCCCGTCCAGTTCGGCGGACAGGAACTCGATCTCGAACTCCGGTGCCTCGGGCGGCTCCATCCAGGTCCCGGCGTAGCCGCGGCTGGTCATCGTCGCGGCGTAGTTGATCGCCACGTCGCACTCGACCGGCTGGCCGTCGTTGTCCTGGCGGATCAACGTGGTGTTCAGCCAGAGGTCGTCGTTGGTGCTCGACATCACGCGGCTTCCTGGCTGACGATCCAGGCCTCGTGCTCGGCGGCGTCGTTGGCGGCGCGGATGGGCTCGATCGCCTCGTCGATCGCCGCCCAGGCGCGGGTCAGCTTGGCGCCGACGATGGCGATCAGGTCATGGACGTCGTCCAGCGCGGTCTCGGCGGCGGGGATGGGCAGCATGCCCAGGCGTTCCAGATTGGTGAGCAGCGCGGTGTGCGCGGCGACGCAGGCGTCGAGACGGGCCTCGGCGGCGGTGAGCGTTTGCTCGGTTGGGGTGGGCATCGGGGTCCTCGCATCGGGTTTCGATGGGGGGGAGTATAAGTCCCCATATCGGTTACCGTCAAGGGGAATAGGACCCGGAATGGGGACTATTTTTCAGCCGGTCGCCTGCTATGATGCGGGCATGAGCGAGACGACTGACGAAGAGCGAGCACTGAGGATGGCGTTGATGCGAGCGGACATTGCGAACAAGGAGGCGGATACCATGCTGAAGCTGGAACAGGTGCGATGGGAGCCGTGGAAGGCGCTATCGGCCGCGTTCGGTGCCGGCGTGGCAGTGGCATCCGGGTTGATCGCGCTTGCCGCCTGGGTTCTGACGCATTTCATTCACTGAGGGCATCATGGACGAAGAGACCAGAGCATTGCTGCTCGCCATAGAGGGCCGGCTGCTGGCGCGCATGAACGACCAGCACGAGCGCCTGATCGACACGATGACCTTGTTGCGGCGGGATTTTCAGAACACCAAGGGGTTCCTCATCGAGGATTCACTCGTCCTCGGCCAACGGACCACCAACGTCGAGAACCGGCTCGACCGGCTGGAGAAGCGGGACGAGGCGCCGTGAGCGATGAACCGGGCATGAGCAGAGCGGAACACCTCGCGTGGTGCAAACAGCGCGCGCTCGAATACGTGGACGCTGGTGACCTCCAGAACGCGTTGGCCTCGATGGGGTCTGACCTGAACAAACATCCCGAGACGGCGAATCATCCCGGCGTCAAACTGGGCCTGATGCTGATGATGACCGGGAACCTGTCCACCCGCGATGAAATGCGTCGGCACATCGAAGGTTACAATTGACCGCCGCGCGCTGATCCGCCCACGTTCACTCCCGACGCAGGCTCATGCCGGCACCGGCCAGCAGCACCACGTTCTTTGCGTCCCCGCACTCCACGTTCTTAGCGCCGCTTCCCCCCCGCGTAGGGCGCGGCGGTGGGGCTCGTTCTCTGGGCGGAACTGGTGTGGCGGGCGGATCGTCGCGGCGTAGGCTTTCGGCTACTCGCAGCAACGTGTCGCGGTCACGTTGGTCGAGCGAGTTGTAGGCCACAAACAGAGCGACACGCTGCGGATCATCGGGTTCCGATGGGCCTTCGATCAATTCCTGCCATGTGCAATCTAGTTTAGGAGCGAGCCGTTTCGCCCATTGCACGGTTAGCTTTCTCTCACCGTGCCGCAGTTTGTGGATTTGCTGCTTGGTCGTGCCGGCCGCCTCGGCGAGTTTCGGGTCGGTGATGCCCGCCCTCGCCATGCAGGCGGCCAGACCGTTCGGATAAGGAATTTTGGCCACGAATTAAGGGTAACCAGGTCGTTGACCCCGCGTCGGCGACCAATGCGTTGACTCACTGTCACCATTATGGTTACCGTTCGGAACCATGAAACTCGACGATTGGCTGAAAGCCCAAAAAATGACGTCGGCTGAGTTCGCCCGTTCCTCTGGAATCGGGAACAAGCAGGCTGTTCACAAATATCGGCATGGCGAGAGGTTTCCCACGGCGGAAAACCTCCGGCGCATCCACGACGCCACAGAAGGCGAAGTCACCGCCAACGATTTCATGGATCAGCATGCGCCTGCCGCTGCTTCGGACAACACCCCGCCATCCCACAAGCCCCTTCAGGCCGCGGAATGACGGGGCGCGTCCGTTCCGAGATCTACGTCACCCGCGTTCCCGCGCGGGCTCTTACCATCGCGGCACCATGCCGCCCTCACCATCGCGATTGGATTTAAGCGATGGAGACGGCATTGGCCTGGCCCAAAAGTTCCAAACCCGCCCGTGACCCCGACCCGGCGCGCATCGCCGCCGAATTGGTGGACGAGACGGTCAACGCCATTCGTAATCGCGGCCACACCCGCTCACTCGCCGTTCACCTCGCCGCCGCCGAGCTTGGGCTTGGGTTCCGGCGCGTTCGGTCCTTGCTCTACGGCGATCCGGTCGTGGTGACGCCCGAGGAACTGGTCCGCCTCCAGGTCGCCTTCCTGGGCCACCTGGACACCGAAATGGGACAACTTTCTGCCCGGTTGGCCAGAACGCGCGAACTGGCACGCATGCTGGCCGATGAGGTGGACTCATGAGGGCCTTATGGCTCGCGTGGCTGGAGTGGCGCCTACGGCGGGCCGTGGCGCGCGCCGAGCGAGCAGAGTTGAGACTCAGAGCCGCGCGGGCCAGCACACCGGTCGAATGGGCCAGGGACGACCCGAGGCCGCACCGCCCACCACAGGTCCGGGGAGGCCCCCCATGAATGGAAGCGCGCCACGCTCTTGCCCGAGGCCCCCCGAGGCGGAATTGCGGTTGTGCCTGGCGCCTCACGTGACCGCCACCTGGCCCCTGGAGCGGATGCTCGCGCTTTGCCTCGGCTGGAACGCGGGCGAGAAGGCCGAAGCGCTCGCGGCCCAGCTTCGGCTCACCAAGAACACGGTACTCGGCAAAGTGCACCGGCTCAAGGCATTCGGCATCCTGGAGGCGCGGCCGTCACCGATCATGCGGGACCCCAATGACCCTCGCCGCGTGACCCGTTCCGACGAGCGTGGACGGCCTCCGGTCCCCGCCTCGACGTTGCCGCCCTTACCTTCCGCCCGCGGTGCGGCCCGATGACCCGCCCCCGCCCCCGCGAATGCGCCGCCTGCGCCGGCCGTGGGCCTGACACGAAATTCCTGTCCCGTCGCCGCAAGTCTCCGGACCTGTGCATCGAGTGCATGTGCGAGGCGGCGCGGAACGCCGACCGGAACCCCGCCACGCATCGCACCCCGCCGGTGACGCGGGCCTCGGCGCGCGCGCGGTTCCGGTCCCGACAGAAATCAGACCAGCTCGACCTGGTTGACCTGATCCAGGCGTTGCCGCCGCCATGACCGAGATCGGAGGGCGCAAGCCCGGTTCCTTCAGGGCGGGGTTAGCCCGTCTTGCCTTCCAAAGGTTGCTATGCCAGATGCAAACCATTGCGGGTCCAAACCGTGATCTAGGGCCGGGCTGGCCCGAAGTTAAAGCCTGTCGAGATGCGTTGAGACCTGTGGGGTTTGTCGGTTCGGGGTGTTCAGCCTCGGTAAAAGCCCCAAGCGAAAGCAGTGCGGGCGACAAACCCCACGGGCAGCGTCGATGAAGCAGGAAGCACCCAGGCAACTGGGAACCTCGGCCTTTCAGGACCGAGAGCATGTCAACGAGATCCAGCCCGAACTCGCGGTGCGCCTGCTCGCCGTGGGGCGCGCGATCGACAACGCCCTGGTCGCCAGCCACGCGCTGCGCGCCGCGCTGAAGCCGGGCCACCCGCCGTTCGACGCGGATCTGGCGGAGGGCGTGCGCCGCTACGGCGAGGGGCCGGTGTTCGCGCTCTGGGCCGAGCTGCGCGCGTTGCACGCGCTGTCGCTGGCATGGACCGGACAGGGATTCCCTTTGATCGAGGCACCGGCGGACGACACCCCGGACGAGGCGCCGGGGCTCGCGGTACCGGTCGAGACGGCCGAGCCGGGCGCCGATCAGCAAACACGGCTGGCCGGCTGATGCCGGAGGGATCGCCCCGTCCGGTCCCCGATTCAAGCCAGACTCCGACTCGGACTCCAGCCCCGACCCTGGCGGAACAGGCGTTCGACGCGAACAGGGCCGCGTTCGCGCTGTCGGCGAAGTATCCGGTACGCCCGGTCGCGGTGTTGACCCCGGAGCAGCTCGCGGCGACGCGCGCGCAACTGGGCCGGGCGGCGTTCGTGCTCCCGAAACCGGCGAACCGGAATGAGGTGGAACGGCGTCCGTTGACGCGGGACGAGCTGCTCGACGCGCGCGCGGCGGTGATGGCGCCATGAGTGATTATCTCCGCCAAAAATGGGCTGAGCTTGACGCTCGCAAGACGATCGAGGCCGAACGCGAGGCCGCGGGTCTGCCGCCGCTCGATGAGACGGCCTTGCTCGCCGGCATAAAGGCGCGGGTCGCGCCACCAGCGCCCCCGCCGGCTGCTCGTCCCGTTGAAACCATGGAGGCGGCCAGGGAGGCGCGCAGGCGTGGCGTGGCGGCGGCGATCGCCCGCGACCAGGAGCCGGCGGGCCGGTTCGAGGGTATCGCCTCCGTGCTGCCAGCCGCGACCCAGTCGGCGGCGGGGCTTCCCGTCAGACGCCTGCGGATTCTCAAACACGATGTTCCAGACTCGCTCCCGCGCGCGACCCCCCCCGCCGCACTCTTCGCGCGCGTCCGGGCGTGGGTGAGAAGCACCGTGCCTCACGGGGTGTCGGAGCGGTGCTACGAAGCGACGGCGGAGGCGTACCTCTACTTCGAGCGGAAGCGGGGCGGTTTCGCCCAGGTTGGCTACAAAGGGTGGGCCGCCATCACGGGATACTGTGAACGCCAGGTACAGCGCGCGGTAAAGGGCCTCGAAGGAGCGGGCATCTTTGACATCCTGAACGTCCCTTATCGAGAAGATGACGAGTGGCGGCGCGACGAGAACATCTATGTCGCGACCGTTGACGCCGAACCGCCGCCCGTCCCGGCGGATGTCGATGCGCCCGATCCGGTTCTCCCGGCATCGGTATCCCGCGCGCTCGGTGGGGGCTCTCGCCTCGCCGCCTTGTTCGGCCTCGTGCTGCGCGCCGGTGGCCTGAACACTTCCCCCGCGTCGAACTACAGGACACGCCCCGCGCCCACCTGAGTTACGCCCTGGCGGGCGCCGCGTGGCAACCGGAGTGATCCGGCGCGAACGGCTGCGCCGACCGTCAAATCCGCGCGGTTTGGCAACAAATCCCCCCTGAAAACAGTCTCCGCGGGCGAGTCGCGGACCCAGTTCTGAGTCAAATCGCGGAAACGATCCGGCGTTTCGTTACGCACTCGGCGGTTCGCGGCGGCTCGCGACGAGAAGACATGGACTCACTGTCTTTGTAGTCAGACTCAATGTCCGAACATCACGGCATTAAGAAAGAATCATTACTTGCGGAGCGCTGCGCGCCGGTCAGTTGGTCATGAAGGGGGTTGCACCCCCTTGGCGCCTCCGGCGCCTACCCCGCTGGAAGGCAAGACGGCTCAGGGACAAGAGCCGCTGAGAGGGCGGCGGGTCGGTCCGTACGGTCGCGGACTGTCGGCGCGCCGATCAACGTGTAAACACGGCGGCGGTTTGATCCGGTTGCGAACGAAAGAGTGGGCGATGGGCGAAGCACGGCGTCGGAAACTGGCTGGCACTTACCCGACGCGTGACGAAGGCCCGTGGCCGCGCTGCCGATCGTGAAGCCGTCATCGATGACGGATGCTCAACTGGAGGCATTGCTCGCGGTGGTGGATCACCAGTTGGCGCGGCCAGGGTTCATGGAAATGGTCATCGCCGACATGGGGGATGACGACTCGATGCCCGGCACGCCGCACGACAAGGCGCGGCTGG